CCGCTCATGTGCGCAGACAGCCGGGCGCCGCCGACTGCGCGGTTTAGGGCCGGGCAGCGGTAGCCGGAGTTGATGCGGAGCGGCAGGCCACCTAGCGCAGTGCGCACGTCCTCGAGGCCGGCAGCGAGCAGGTGCAGGTTTTGCACGATCACGGCCGGCGGCGTGTTGTTGATCTGTTTGCGCTGCGCCGTCGCCGAAAAAGTGAGTTCGGCGAGGCTGAAATGTGGGGTCAGTTTCATCGGGTGTCCTCTGCTTTTTCAGAAGGCAGGGGATAGCGGCGCTCCATCCATTTTTCGAATAGAAATAGGGCGCGGCCGCCCATGTGGCCACTGATGGCGACCAGGGCGGCGGCCATGAGCTGGGGAGTTTCGGCCGCTTCGCAGAGATAGAAAGTGATGACTCCGGCCAGGGCAGAGGCGGCAATATCGCCGAAGAACTCCGCGAAGTTGAAGGGGCGGGCGATGCCGTCCCGGCGTTTGCGCATGAAGCTGACGAAGCCGCCCCAGGAGGAGAGGCCGAACACCCACAGGTACGTGAGCAGCGAGTAAGTTGTGGGGTCTTTTTCGGGCATGGGGCGGTCTCCAGTTACAGGGCGTTGAGTTGGTCGGGGGTTTGGGCGGCAAGGATGGCGGCGTAGCGGGTACGGGCGGCGTCGATCTGGGTTTTGATTTCGGCGAAGCGGGCGGTGCTGGCTGCTGGCGGGGCGGCGCCGGCGACGAGGGCTTCGACGATTTCGCGCATCGGGCGGGCTTGGGCGGCTTCGGCCTGCAGCAGCGCGGACATGGCGGCTTCGGCGGCCTGGTATTTGAGGATTTGCCAATCGGGGGGCGCGGCCGGGCGGGCGGTGCAGGCGCCGGTTGCGTGATCTACCGTCCAAAGCTGGTGATCCCACTCGCCGAGGATTGCACCGCAACCGTCAGGGAGCCACGCGGGGTCGAGCGGGCCGGTGGCGCTGATGCGCGCACCGGTGAGTTCGCCGGTGTCGATTTGATAGAGGCTGTAGAGATTCATCGTTTTCTCAGCTCCGCGGCGAGTTGGATGTTGGTGGCCGCGATGATTCCGCCACCGGAAAATGAGTGGAACATTTTTTCTACACCGATGGTCCAGACCGCGCCGCCGCCCGGGTAACTGATGACTTTTGAAGCGCTGTTGGCTGTCTTGTTGATCATGGGGAGATAAATGATGCTGGTGCCGTCGTTGATCCATGCGCGCAATACCATCTCACCACCCGGGCCGGTGTACGGGTAGGTTTGATCGTTCCAGGTTATTTCAGCAGTGAGCGAGACTTTGAGCAGGCCGGCGAAGGCGCTGGAAATTGTGCCGGAGGGGAGTGCCATGGTCGTTACCCGAGGTTGGAGTAAGAGATGCCGACGGCGTCAAAAAACACCCAGCTTTCGGAGGCCGCACCAGTGCCGAGTTCGGGGGTTTTGAAGCTGCCCGGGGCGACGAAGGTGGCGGAGTTGGTGGGGTCGAGCTGGCTGAGGTTGGAGAAGGCGCCTTTGGCGTAGCCGGGGGAGTAGGTACTCGGGACGGTTTGGGCTGCAGTGGCTTCGCCGAAGAAGGGCTGGGTAAGCCAGCAGTACGAATCCACTGCGGGAGGTCCGTCGGTGTCGCTTGTGCGCCAAAACGGTATCGCATAAGCCGCCCCCTCGGGGGCGTTTCCAAACACGACAGCATGTGTCCATCCGCTGCCGTAGCCGTTCGCCTGGACTGTCGGCCCCCCGGTTGTGCGGGTAACCCATCCCGTGCTGAACGATCCAATTACGGTGTTATCTGCGTTGAAGAAGTCAATCTGCAGCATATTGTTCGCTCGATGCGCTGCCAGTTTTGCAGATAGCTCGTACCGTTTCCCGGCAGTTACTGGGATTCCATAATGGTAATCACCATGCATGCCCGGCAAGTAAATATCGGCACCGACGTTGTAGGCGTTGCCCGTACGTGCTGGCTGACGCACCTGAAGGCACTGAGCCCCGCGCAGCCGCCACACATCATCTCCGCGTAGGGACAGAGGCTCCGTTACGCCGGGATTCCAGCCCAGCACAGCGGGTGCGAAGCCGCCGATGAATTCGGTGTTCGGGAGCAAATTGACGCCAAGCCCGATATTGAGGTTGCTGGCGTTGGCGCCGACGGTGGCGTTGTCGGCGGGCTTTCCAGCGCCGGCGATGGAGGACCAGACGTTGATGGTGTCGGCCGGCAGGTTATTGACGGTGCCGGTGACGTTGCCGGCGAAGGCGACTTGCGTGGTGGGGCGGTAGGGGTTTTCGCCGCTGGCGGTGGGTTGGGCGAGGACGCTTTTGATCACGCCGGAGGCGTTGATGTCTTTGTCGACGGTGCGGTAGGCCTGAATGCCGAAGGTGTAGTGACGATCGGCGGCGGTGCCGTAGAGGACGAAGGCGCGCTTGGCGGCCGGGCAGGTGTAAACGGTTTCGTCGGCCGGGGTGGTGCCGAGGGTGTAGCCGGCGCTGCTGGCCGATTGGCGGACGAAAACGAGCCAGCCGTCGATGTCGCCCTCGTTGCCGCCCCACTGCCACTCGAAGCTGATGTCGGCGCTGCCGTCGGCTTGGAGGGTGTGATCGAGGGCGGTGCCGTCGGTGACGATGGTGGGGGCGAGAATGGTGGTGGCGTTGCGGTTGTTGCCGGCGTTGTAGTGGGTGATGGCGGTGACGATGGAGCTTGCCGTGACACCGCCAACGAGGACGCCGGCGGGCTCGCCAAGGGTGAGGGTGATGCGTTGGCCGGTGGTGGAGTAAAGGCCGGCTCCGTCGACAAGGCGGGCTTCGAAGGTCCAGGTGCCGGCAGCGGGGGTGGCGGTTTCGGTGCGGCCGGCTTTGTAGAGGGCGACACCCAGCAGGGTCATGCTTGCCCAGGCGGTGCCGCTGCTGGAGGCGTAGCGGATTTCTAGGTGTTGCACGTCGGGCGGGACGCTGCTGGAAAGTGGCCAGGTGAAGGCCCGGGTGCCGTCGGGCAGGTAAGCGGCGGTGAAGCCGGTGGGTGCAGGCGGGGCGGCGTAGCGGCCGGCGATGATGTGGGTGGCGGCGGAGGTGGCGGCGGCGGAGGTTTGGCCGGCGCCGGTGTAGCCGGTGACGACGATATCGAGGGTGCCGGAGTCGGGGACGTTGAGGCGGACGGTGGAGGTATCGACGCGGCCGGCATCGATCCAGATACCGGCGTTGAGGCGGTACCGGACACGGCGGGTGGCGAGGGTGCCGGTTTCGGGCCAGGTGACGGTGAGCATGACGGCAAAGCCGGCGCTGGCACGCACCAGCTCTTCGGCGAACTGCAGGGCGCCGAGGGTGGGGACATCGGCGAGCCACTTGCGGACTTCGGGCGGGTCGTAGGTGCCGGCTTCGGCGGCGTAGTACTCGTCGGGGTCGTCCATGGCCGTGATGCGGACTTCGTGCATGCTGGCCGGCTTGATGTCGGTGATTTTGACGCGCTTGCCGGGGGTGGCTTGGTAGTCGGAGAGCCAGCGCCAGTCGATGGGGTTGTCGGAGTCGGGGGCGACAGGCAGCGCATCGAGGAGCGTGAGGGTATCGACCGGGCCGGCGGCGTGCTGAACGCGGCAGGTGCGGAGGGTGCCGACGGGGTCGACAACGGTAATCCAGTTTCCGGCGGGGTCGAGGGTGATGGCGCGATCGAGGTGGAGCGTGGTGGTGGTGCCGGCGACGAGGCGGCCGGAGGTGCCCCACTGGGTGAGATCGTGGGAGAGGGCTACGACGTCGCCGCGGGTGACGACGAGGCCTTCCATGTCGGTGATCCAGGTAATCGCCCGGGGGCGATAGATCTGGTGGGCGAGGAGCAGGCGGAGTTCGCGCAGGGCCTGGTCGCGGTTGGTGCAGCCCCAGAGTTCGGTACTGGCTGATTTTGTGGGGCTGGTGACGCCGGGGGCCATGAGGCGGACGGTTTCGGCGGCGTAGTCGTTGGCTGCGTTGACGAAGCTGAGGGTGATTTCGTCGGCCGCGGCCTCAGAGGCGTAGGCCACTTCGAAGCTGCCGCGGGCGATGTTGGAGGGGCCGAACAGGGCGACGATGGGCTGGTCTTCGGCATCCCAAAGGACGCTGAGCTTGCCGGGGTGCCAGCTGGGGGAGGCGCGGCCGCAGCGGGCGATGGCTTGCAGCACGTCCCACACGGATTTTGTGCTGTCGATGTGCAGGTTGCAGGTGAGGGATTTGCCGATGCACCAGATCTTCCACGCGAGGATGGCATCGAGGTCGATTTCGGTGTCGTCAAGGCCAGCGCCCCAGATTAGGCGGCCGTCGATGCGGTAGCCGCGGGCGTAGAGCAGGTAGACATCGGCGGCGGTGCTGCCGTAGCTGCGGTTGCCGATGGGCTGGCTGACGAGGCCTGAGAGGCGGGCGAGGCTGCCGTTGAGCTGGCCGGAGGCGCGGACTTTGACGGCGAGGAAGCATTGCCCGGCGAAGCTGCCGGGCTGTACTTGGTAGGACTTGATGGCGCTGACGGATAGATCGGAGGTGACGCGGCTGTCGGTGTTGTCGGCCGTGAGGCGGGTGATGCGGACCTCGTATTGACCGGCGGGCACATCGGCGCTGAGGGTTCGGCGAAGGGGCGTGGCGGAGGCGTTGTCGAGTTCGACGATGGCATCGAGGGTGAGGAGCTGGTCGGAGGGGGCCGGGTCGGCGATGTCGCGGTCCGACATGGGGAGCCAGCGCATGCCGTCGACGCCATCAGTGTGGGCGGTGGGGCTGCGGTTGGAGTCGTAAAAATCTTGCACCCAGGTGCCGTCGTCTTGATAGACGCCATGAGCCCAGTAGTGGGTGTAGTAGCCGCGCAGGGCATCGATGACAAATGGCGACCAGGTGGAGCCGCCGACGGGGCGATATTCGGCGCGCAGGGTGAGGTGCGAGGATTCGGCCCCGCCGCCGCCAACGGCGAACAGGCTGGCGACGAGATCGACCTCGATGCGGGTGGTGTCGAGACTGGTGGTGCGCAGGAGCGGGCCGGATGCGACAGTGACAGCGGCACCGGCAACGGTATCGACGTTGTAGGCAACGAGGGCCGGCATGGCGTCGACGGCGAACTCGGTTTCGACGTCGGAATAGCTGGCGAGCGGGGTGTCACCGATTCGCAGGTCTCTGACGCGGACGGGGCCGTAAGGGCCATGGAGGCCGACGTGGAAAACCTGGTTGAGGTATTGGTCATCGCCCTCGAACGTGGTGTAGGGGCGGCTGGCCAGATCGAAAAAGACGCGGTGGGTGCCCAGGGTGAGGGCGAGGGGTTCGTAAGGCCGGGCGGCGTTGCTGCCGCCGGAAAGGCTGTAGGTGGTGGAGGCGGATGGGCTGGCGAGGGCGCGGCCAAGATCCATTTTAGGCCGCGGAGTGAGGGCCGAGATGAGCATGGCGCCGCCGATGGTGACGACGGCTTGGCCAATCATGGCACCGGTAATGGTGGTGCCGGCGATGAAGGTGGTGGCGGCGATGGCCCCGGCCGCACCACCGCCCATGGCCGCGCTGGCGAGGGCCGCACCAGCATAGGGGGCGACGATCATGAGGGCGATCATGGCCACGACGGCGAGGACTTGCGAGCCGCCACCTCCATCGGCTACTGCGGCACGCACGGTGATGAGGGTGCCGGGCTTGGGCCGGACGCGGGTGAGCCAGTCACGCGGGATAACGGTGCGATCGACGGTGACGATGACGGGGCCGGACAGATCGACGCCGCAGCGGGTGAGATAGGCGTGGAGGGATTCGGCGCCGGTGGGGGGCGTGAATTCGATGACGCGGCCCTCGCCGGGCATGAGGGGGTGCGGCGACCAGACGAGGGCAGCCGGGCGGTGTGCAGACGTATGCATTATTTCCACGTGTAAAAGCCCTCGACTTGATAACCGTGCAGCGCGAGATCGCGCAGGCGGACGGTGGTGGCGGCACCGGCGGCGCGGGTGGAGTGCAGGATGTAGCCCTCCCCTCCCCGCTCGAAATAGGTGCCGATGTGCCAGGGCCGGGCGATGGCTCCGCGGCGCATGAGCACGGCACAGCCTTCGATGGGGGCGGCAATGGGCTGGGCGTGGTCGTGCTGCAGGCGGGCGATGAGGGCGGCGCCGGATTCGGGGGAGTCGGGGCGTTCGGCGGGGATTTCGACGGGGCGCCCGAAGACCTCGCGCTGCACGGTGGCGGCGAGTTCGGCGCAGTCTGTGACGCCGGGCACGTAGGGGCGGCCGACGTAGGCGTCTGTCCAGTGGGCGGCCATGTCAGAAGATACCCGGCATGGTTTGCGGGTCGGCACGGACTTGCACGGCGGGCACATCGAGCAGGCGGGGGAAGCCGAGTTCGCCGGAGATTTCGGCTTGCGTGGCGCGCAGGTTGTTGAGGTACATGCTGATCTCCCACTCGATGTTGTCGGGGTTGGAGCGCAGGGCCTGCATGAGCCGCACCTTGGCGTTGCGGCCGCCGGCGGATTGCTCGATCCACTGCATCAGCTCGCGGCCGACGTTGTCGACGGCGAGTTCGGCGCGGGGCTGTTGGCCGTTGATTTCATCGGGCAGGCGGACGCGGAAGCCCATGGCCACGAAGGTTTCGCCGTTGCTGACGAGGTCTTGTGTGTCGCCGACCACGCGCACGGGCGTGCTGAGGTTGGGGTGGGTGATTTCGAGCAGCACGAGGGGCGGGTCGTCGCTGGCCGTGGTGTGGAGTTGGCGACGGGCGGTGAGGCTGTAGGCGCGGGGCATTATTGCCAGGTCTCCAGGACGAGGGTGAGCATCCAGCCGGCGTCGAAGCACAAGGGGGCGACAGGGCGCGCATCGCCAAGCTCGCCTTTTGAGATGCGGGCTTGGCGGGTGGTGTTGCGGACAGGGTCAGTCCAGTCGAACCACAGGGCGCCGTTGCCGAGGGTGTTTGCAAACCAGTCGAGAAAGGCGTCGTAGTTGGCGCGGATAGCGAAGTAGACCGAGACCGGGCGCTTGACCATGACGCGGCTTTTGATTTTTACGACTTTTGGGGGGCCGGAATCCATTTGAGATTCGAGCGTTCCGCGCTCGCGCTGCTCGACGTATTCGGGCCATTGAATTTCGGCGTAAGCGGGCCAGGTGGGCATGGGTCAGCCTCCAAGGGTTTGGCGGATGGGACCGTTGTTGTTGAGGTCGCGAAGGACGATGCGAACAACCATGCCTTCGGCGTCGAAGCGAGGGGTTGCACTGGCAACCTGCGACTGCTGACTGGTCTGGTTGATGATCTCGACGCGGACGTTGCCCGCGCCGGATGAGCCGCTGGCCACCACTCCGAGATCGCCCGCGCTATTGCGGCGCAGGGGCATGATGGCTTCGGGGCCCGCCTCGCCCATGAGGCCATTTGAGAGGGCACCGCCGGACGCGAACTTGAAGGGCGTGGGGCGATTGACGATGCCACCGCGGGCGAAGGCTTGGTCGAAGGTGGCACCGTGGGCGGCGTAAAGAAGCTGAGGGGTGGCGCCTGCCGAGGCTGCAGGAGCCGCGGAGGGGGCGAAGTAGCTCGAGACGGCAGACCCGATGGTGGTCATCCAGCTGCTCATGGACTGGCGAATCTGGATGCGAATCATGTCGGAGATGATGCTGTCGGCCAGGGCGGTGAAGTTGAGCTTGCCGGTGCGGGCGAATGAGACCAGGGCATCTTCCATGCCTTGAAAAGCGCTGGAAAATGCCGAACGGGTTTGCGCGGCCATATTGGCGGCGTTGTCGGCATAGTCTTGCAGGGACTGTTCGGCGCCGTACTGCCAGGTGCTGTTGAGGCGCTGTTGCTCGCGCCAAAGGTCGGTGACGGCCTCTTTTTGAATCGATAGGGTGTCGTTGAGATCCGACATGAGGCTGTCGAATTGTGTGGAATCAATTTTGCCGTCTTGAAGCATGCGGCGCAGGGCATCGCCCGCAGTGCGGCCTTTTTCGTCGACGGCGATGAGCGAGCCGGCGAGTTCGCGGGCGGCTGCCGACATGATGACAAGCTGGTTGGCGCTGGCTTGGGTGTCGCGACCGAAGCTCAGGGAGAGATCGGCGATGGAGGTGCGGGCGTTGGTGGCGGCAAGATCACGGGACTTGCGCTGCAGGAGATCTGCGTTGTGAAGGTAATCGGCCCAGAGCCCAGAGGCCTTGCCCAGCTCTGCCGTTGTGAGGTTGATGTCGCCGTTGCTGATTCGGGATAGGAACTCGACGTACTCTTTTGATGCGCCTGTTACTTTGTCGGTCGTGGTTAGCTCGAGATCTTGCGCGGCGATCTTGCCGCGAATGGACTTGGCGAGGGCGTCGTATTCCGAAGCCTCTGATTTGGTTCTGGTGGCCTTGGGCTTTGTAGGAGCCTTGAGACTGCTGAAATTGATTTCCGGCTTTCTTTCAAACCGGCGATCGTTTGCATCTCGATTATCTTCACCAGTCAGGGCCATCGATGCCTGACGCGCTTTATAAAACTCAAGCAGGCGTTTCTGCTTGGCGAGTTGCTCATCAAGGTCCACTTGGACCCCGGCTTGTTTGTCCCAATCACTCAGATCGTTTAGCTTGACGGTGAGCTTTTCGATTTCCTGCCGTGCAGCGCTCGCCTTTTCGCCCCAGGATGCATTGAAGGGGCCTTCTAGCCGCCCCGCGTTGCTCATCGTTTCCCAGAAAGTCAGGCCGACTCGGCTTGCCTCCCTGAAGTCATCAATCATCCGACTCATCGCCGGAATAAGCACCTTCGCGAATTCAATGGAAAGGTCATGCCCTGCGGCTTTGACGGAAAAGAACTGCTTATTGAGAATTTCCGCCTCTGCAGCGAGTTCCCTGGTGGCAGCCCCAGATTCGAGGGTGTTGTCGGCGAGATCCTTCAGGCTCGGCGCTGCAGTTTTGGCGTCCTTCCAGATAGCCGCGACGACGCGGGCTTTACTGCCGCTGTCGGCAAACCCATCCAGGGCGTCGGCTACTTTTTTGACGGCATCGGCGGGGTCGAGACGGCGCAGCTCTTCGGCGCTGAGGCCGATGGTTTCGAGGGCTTTGGCAACGCCCTTGTCTTCGTCGTCGCCGGCTTTTGTGAGGGACTTGTTGAGGGCGAGCACGACGCCGGTCATTTGATCGAGCGTGGCACCGGTGCGGCGCCCTACTCCATCCAGCGCGGCCATTTTTTCGACGGTGCTTCCGGTAGCGTCGGCGGCGTCGTTGAGGGCGTCGAGCGAATCGACGACGGAAGCGGTAAAGGCGGTAATGCCGGCGACAGTGAGCGCACCGCCAAGCAGGCCGGCGAAGGCTGCCGCGACGGTTTTGGCGCTGGCTGCCGAGCCGCTTTCGAGAGCGCTGAAGGCATCCTGGCCACGGCGCTTGTAGGACTCCCAGCCGGGGGCGCTGCGGTCTTCGGCGGTGAGAATGATGCGGGAGTCTTGGGTCGGCATGGTCAGTTTAGATGCGTGAGGGCGACGGTTTCGGCATGACGGAGGAGTTCGAAGGCATCTGCATCGAGCGTGATGTCGAGCGCGGACAGCACAAGCGACAGCGCTGCAAAGTCGAGACCGAGGGAGATGAGTGTTTTAGCACCGGCAACAACATTCCAGCGGCGGTCCATGGCTTGCATGATGCGGACGATGGGCCAGTTTTCGGGCCAGACCTGGACGGGGGCGACTGGGTCGTAGTCGGCAGCGGTGAGGCCCAGCAGGGCCATCGAGGCGGCGGAAGGCCGGCGGGCGTAGAGCATGCCGACGGCCTCTGTCAGTTTCCCAGGCGGCTCTCGGTGAGCGCCTTGAGATACTGCCGGACGATCTCGCGAGCCGCCGCCGGGTAGTTGGTGACGAGCTGCCGGAGGGCGGCATCGGTGAACGCAACCGGCAGGCCGTCGGGCGTCTGGGGGCCTTCGGGCCAGCCGGCGACGATGTCGAGGACGATGCGCAGATCATCGGCATCGTTGGCGTGGGACTCGACGAGGGCCAGTACGGACAGCAGGGTATCGACTTCGACGGGGTCGCCTTCGATGCCGGCCATGCATTTGACGATGCGGGACATGGTGCCGGGATCGAGCGTCTTGGCCATGAGGGCCTTGAGCTGGTCTTTATCCCGATGCCGGAATTGCAGCTTGAGAACTGCGGGGGCGTCCTCGCCCGGAATCGTGATTTTTACCGGGGCGGCAAAGGTGGGGTTGGGGCAGAGCAAAAGCATGATGGGATCCCGTAAGCCCGTTGGGTATGGGGGCCACGGCCTGAGCGCGACGGGCGGCACGCTCGCGAGGGAGGAGGACTCGCTGGCCGTGGCTTGATCGATCAGCTGTAAGCGACGGCGCGCGAGACCAGGGTGAGACTGCAGCCGTAAACCATGACTTCGTTCACGCTCAATTTTTCGACGTCATCGAGCGCGACATAGGCGTAGTAGTAGCGGGTTCCGCCGTTGGGCAGCAGCAGGTAGAGCGGTGCGGGCTGGCGTGTCTGGTCGGCAGCCAGCAGGGCCGTGTAGTGCGCGGCGCTGGTATCGTTGAGGATGTCGAAGTTGATGTCGGACGGATCACGATACGACGGGATCTTGACCGGTGAGGCGGCGCCCGTAGCCTGGCGTTGGGCGAACTGTTGCTGACCGACGTTGGTTGTGAGGTTAGCGAAATCGAGGATCTCGACCCAGCCAGACACCTCGCGCACATTGCCGATACCAGAGCCAGTCGGGAAGCGGATAGTGCTGGTGCTATCGATGCCGGCCAGGGGTACGTTGTCGCCGACTACGGTGCCGGCCTTGACGACGCGGTTGTTGAGGTCGGACCAGCCGGATTCAACAATCATGATGTCGCCGGAGGCGATGGCATGGCCGGCGTCCAGGGCTGCGACTGCAGGGCTGGCATTGCTCAGGGAGCTGATTGCTTTTGCGGCACCGATGGTCGTGCCAATGAAGAGCTTGGAGCAGTTGGGTAGCTGGGGGGTGGACATAGGATTGACTCCTGGTTACACAAGGGGGGTGGTGAGATCTGCCGTCTGTGCGAACAGGAGCAGTTCGTAGCGGGCAGTGAGGCGCCCCGCTTGGGTTTCGCCCGAGGCGCCGCTGGTGTCGACGCCTGTGCAGCCGATGAGGGCCGGGCGCAGGACGGAATCGGCAAACAGGGCAGCGTGTGCAGACATGTGCACAGCATCGGCGGTGGTTTCCCAGCCAGGGCCGGATGCCCAGATATCAAGCTCGACAGTGATACGGAGCTGACTGCTGCGGGTACCGTAGGCATCGACGGGGGTGTTGGCGCGGCGGATGTTGATAGCCGGCATTTCGTCGGGGCTGACGCCGTCCTCCCTACCCCGCTCGACGTTGTTACCGGCAGCGGTGGCAGCGAGGAGCACTGTTTTGATGCGGGCGAGGGCTTGCTCGACGACTGAGGCAGGCATGGCGTCAGGCGATCCGGGTTAGAGGGGCGAGCATTTCGAGGCCGTCGTCAGTGGGCTGCGGGGCTTCGGTGACTTTCCAGACCTGAGCGGCCATCGTGAAGGTGTCGCCACGGGCCACGGTGGGGAAAATGGCAGTCGGGTACTGCACCGTGGGGGCTGTCATGACGAGATCGCCGCCAAGAGCTGCTGAGCCGGGCTGGCTGAAAAGCACCAGTTGTGGATCAGACGCAGCGCCGCCGGCCGGGGTGTGTCGGGCCGGGGTGCCGAAGTCGGCATAAAAGAGGGCGATGTCTGCGGCGAAGTCCATGCCCGGAGGATGGCCTCGAGATGGCGAAATTTCTAGGCAAGGAATTTCCGGGCGGGCGAAGAAAAGCCCCGGCACGGGGCCGGGGCGGGTGCCAAGGAAATTGGCTCTCGGAACCTGCCGAGTCAGTGGAAAACGTGCAATCCCCGCGCACCCACGGGGATTGGAATTACTCAGATGACGATCTTGCCAGTCGTGCGGCTGACCCACTCACCATCCCATCGGACATAGACATCGCCAGGGCGGTTGTACGTCAGGCCGTCGAGCTGAGTAATCGAGAGCGGAATCAACTTTCCGGAAGCGAAAAAACTGTCGCAGTCCGCGATGAAGTCCCGGTAAAAGTTAAGGCCGACATTACCCGTGAGTGGGTTTGTCCCGTCATACGGGAGGACTCTGTG